TACAAATTTTAACTGTTGGCGAACAAAGAGCTAAAGTTATGGGCAAGACTAAAGTTGCTTCAATATTTAAAAAAGGTAAAGAATCAATAAGAAAGAAAAGAAAAAAATAATGGCTTTAAGTAATGAAAAAGTAAGACAAGCAAAAAAGTATTTAGAAAATAAAAAAATTTCTATAAAACATGTAAAACCAAGATTATTTGCTATTGCTGCAAATAGTTTACAAAAAAATTTTGATGAAACATTAGAATTTTTAACAGATGAAGTAAATGGAACTTTTAATTCAAACGATAAAAAATAAAATTAAAAATTATAAAACAGAATTAGGTAATAATTTGTTAACTAAAGATGTAGAAACTTTAAATGATTACAAAAAAATACATGGTATGGCACAAGGTTTAGATAAAGCTCTAGAAATTATTAATGAAACAGTAAAAAAATATCAGAAAGGAGATATAGAAGAAGATGAATAGTAACGATGTTTGGGCTACAGATGATTCTGTACCAACACCAAAAGATGTTCCACAACCTGTTGGTTATAGAATTTTAATAAGACCAAAAGGTAGTGTAGAAAAAACAAAAGGTGGTATTTTATTGCCTGATTCTAATAAAGATATGCAAAGTTTATTAAATTCTGTCGGTAAAGTAATTGCTATTGGTCCAGAATGTTATCAAAACAGAGAACCTTGGTGTAAAGTTGGTGATTGGGTAGTATATGGTAGATATGCTGGTGCAAAAATTTCTGTACAAAAAGTTAAAATGGTGTTAATAAATGACGATGAGGTACTTGCAACAATTAGCAGCCCTGAAATAGTATCTCAACAAATATAAATACGATAGATCAGGCTATCGACAACATAGGAGATACTATGACAAATGAAGAACAAAAAGATCAGAAAGAAATAGAAGTTAAATTAGAAGATAATTTAGAAAAGGAAATTGAAGTTCCTAAAAATCCTATTGATGATCTTGTTGAGAAAGCAGAAGATAATGAAGACAAAGAAAAAAGTACAGATAAATCATTTGAAAACGAAATAAAACGTGATGTTAAAGATAAAAAAACTGTACCATATTCAGAAGAAGCTCCATACTCGGAAAGAGTGCGTAAAAGAATTGCTAAAGAAGTAGCAAAAAGAGCAGAAGCTGAACAAAGAGTAGTAGATTTGCAAGAAAGACTTGCAAATTTAGAAAAAAGAACATTAGATATTGGTAGTAAATCTTTAAAAAATCAATATCAAGGTGTTTCTAGTCGTTTAAAAGAAGCCATTGAACAAGGTAATACTGATGAACAAGTAAAATTATATGAACAAATGTCAGATATTAGAGCACAAATGGTAAAAATAGACGACACAAAGATAGAAGAACCATCAAAAAACAAAAAACCTGCTAAAACACCACCATTAGCTGCAGATTGGGTAAAAGAAAATAGCCAATGGTTTAATAAACCTGGTTATAGAAAAGAAACAGCTATGGCTTATGGTATAGATGCAGAATTGACTGAAGAAGGCTGGGATGTTAATGATCCAGATTACTATACAGAAATGGATAAAAGGTTAAAAGAATCAAAATTACCTTTTTTTGTTAAAGATGAAGAAAGTTCTTCACAATCAAGTAAAAATGTAGTACAAAAAAACAACAGAGTGCAATCTCCTGTTGCTGGTGTATCTCGTAAAAAAGTTACAGATAGCAATAGAGTTAAGCTCACTTCTGATGACCTCGATACTGCGAGAAACTTTGGTATCGATATTAACGATGAAGCGGCACTAAAACGGTTTGCTAAAGAAGTTAAAAACTTTAGCACCAATACGTGAAGGTAAAGGAGCACGACATGAATGATAATAAAATAAAACATGAAACTAGAGCTGAAGAAGCAAAGGTTTCACATTGGCGCCCTAGTAATTTATTAGAGGCACCTGAAGCTAGACCTGGCATGAAACAAAGATGGATTGCCACAATGGTTTTAGGTGAGGAAACGCCAACAAACGTTGCTAAACGATTGAGAGAAGGTTGGGTACCTAGAGATATTAAAACTGTCCCTAATATCAAACATTTTCCAACGATAGAACATGGTAAGTTTGCTGGTTATATTGGTATAGAAGGTATGGTACTCTGTGAAATGCCAGAAAGTATGGTAAATGAACGTAATATGTATTACGCAAATATGACTGAAAATTTAATGAGGTCAGTACAACAAGACATAAACAAAGTAGAACAGCCAGGCAATCCAATACAAAAAACCTTTAAGACAGAAGTTACTAGAGGAGGCTTTAAAGAGTAACTAACAAATAAAGGAGTCAATTATGGCAAACACTAATGCACCTAATGGTTTTACACCGATTAGGCATTTAACTGGTGGTGTTATAAGACCTCAAGAGTATGCTATCGCTAATGGCCTTGCGGCTAATTTAGCAAGTGGTGATTTAGTAACGATGACGACAGACGGAACTATCATCAGAGGAACAGCTGGCGGAACTGCGCTAGGTGTTTTTTATGGCGTTGAGTATCAAGATAATACATCAGGGGATGTTAAATTTGTTAAAGTTTGGAACTCTGGAACTACAGTAAAAGCTAATACTGCGGTAAAAGCTTATGTGTATGATGATCCAAACATAACATTCCAAGTACAGTGCAATGGTACTTTTGCTACAGCTAACGTAGGTGAGCTAGCAAATGTTACTATTGGAACTTTTAACTCAACATTTGGTCACTCAACAGACGAACTTGATATTTCAACTTTAGCAACAACTGCTAAAGTTTTAAGAATATTAAGACTTGTTGATATGCCAAACAACGATGCAGGCGCGGATGCTAAAGTGGAAGTTGTAATCAGCAATCACTTATATGGCACTCGACAAGCAGGCGTATAATCATAGGAGATAAATAACATGCCTTTAAATAGAGCACTATTTACCAAACAGCTCAATCTAGGTTTAAACACCGTGTTTGGTATGGAATATGATAGATACCCTGAACAGTGGAGAGCTATCTTTTCCGTTGAGCAATCACAAAAAGCATTCGAAGAAGATGTACAAATGATCGGCTTCGGTGCTGCACCAACAAAAGCTGAAGGTGCCATGATCAATTATGAAAGTGGCAGAGAAGGCTTTGTTTCTAGATATGTACATGAAACAGTCGCTTTAGCATTTTCTATTACAGAAGAAGCTGAAGAAGATGGCTTGTACGGTTCTCTTGGCGCAAAATATGCTAGAGCACTTGCAAGATCAATGCAACATACGAAAGAAATCAAAGGTGCAAATATCCTTAACAATGCAACTAATGCTGCACAATTAGGTGGCGATGGCAAGACTTTACTTGCAACAGATCACCCACTTGGTGGCGGTGGAAGTGCTTCTAACAAATTAGCGACAGCTGCTGATTTAACTGAGACATCACTTGAATCTCTTTTAATTCAAATCTCTGAAGCTAAAGATGATAGAGAAATTCCAATTGCATTAACTGGACAAAAACTAATAGTACCACCTTCATTGGTATTTATTGCAGAAAGAATCCTTAAGTCTAATTTAAGACCAGGAACTGCTGACAATGATATCAACGCAATGAGAAGTATGGGTATGATACCAGGAGGAGTAGTCGTTAACCAAAGACTTACTGACCCTGATGCATACTTTATAATGACTGATTGCCCAGATGGTATGAAACACTTTGTAAGAGCACCAATCAAAAAAGCTGTAGAAGGTGATTTTGAAACTGGTAATCTAAGATACAAAGTTAGAGAAAGATATTCTTTCGGTTTCACAGACTGGAGAAGTATCTACGGTTCAGAAGGAGCTGCATAATAAATAAATATTTGTTAGGCGTAGCAATACGCCTAACAACCCAAAGACTGCGAAAGCAGACTACAAAGGAGGTAGACTATGGGAAAAACTACATTTTCGGGACCAGTTTTAGCTGGTACTATTAGTGAAACAACTGGTAGTACTTTAGGAGCTAATGTTAAAAATACAGGTCACGTAACAATGGTACAAAGTAAAGATATAGATATTACTGGTGCTTCAGCAAATACAAATATTGCTGTAATACCAGCTAATTCTCAAATTTTATTTGTACACGTAGATGTAACTACTGTATCGAATGATACGAATGCAGCTACATTTTCTGTTGGAACAACTTCGAATGCTACAGCATTTACTGCTGCAGCCAATGCTAAAGCTTTAGGCAGATCAACACAATCTGCTGCTGCTTTAGGTTTAATGGCAAACGTAGGAGCTTCTGATACGAAAATTGTAGGTGTATTTACTGGAACAGATGGTGATGGCACAACAGGTGCTATTACAACTACTGTTGCATATTCACAAGATAATTCTTTACAAAGAACATTTACAATTGCATAATTTAATTGTGGGCCTTAGGGCCCACTTTAATATGAGGCTAATATGGCATTTGAAAATTTAAGAAAAAAAGGAAAAGCTTTTTTAGAATTTGTAAAAGGTGAAAAAGACAAAGAAAAAGACAAAGAAAAAGAAGATCCTATTGTTGATAAAACAGTAAAAGTATTTGAAGCACAAGAAGAATATGAACCTTCTAAAGAACAAATAGATTTAGGTAAAACAGAAGATACTTCAACAACTGAAACTATTTTAGATGTTTTAAGAAAAGAAGAAGCAGAAAAAGATGAAAAAAATAAAGAAGAAAAAGAAAAATCTTTAAATGAAAAATTAGCAGATATTGAAAAAGTATTAGAAACATTTAGCGATAAACCATTAGGAAAAGCTGTAGATCCTTTTAGCAAAACAACCATTGATATAGCTGAAGGACCTGATTTTTCTAGATTAGTAGCAAAAGATTTTGTAAGTCCATTTTTAATTACAAAACCTAGTAGCCAAACAGATAGAGTTGCGTTACTATATGATACTTTAAAAAAACAAAACTTAATATAGGAGAATAATATGGCAACAGATTTACAGGTAGCTTTCACAAGTAACACTTCTGGAATTCAAGAATTATTTGGTGGTGCAACAAGATTAAAAGCTTTTATTATTACACCAACAGCGAGTTCAGGTTCTGTAGTTTTTGCAGATGGCGGAACAAGCAAATTTACAGTTGCAACTGCAGCGAGTGCTGCTGGAGGACCAGTAAATATTGGTTTACCATCTGACGGTGTAAAATTTAGTAGCAATTTACAAGCCACATTAACTAATGTTGCAGGATTAACTGCATTTCATGGATAAAAAATGGCTACATCAAATACTGCAACTTTTAATTTAACTGTAACAGACGTTATACAAGAAGCATATGATAGAATAGGTGGTGATCCTATTTTAGGGTATGATGTTCGTTCAGCTAGACGAAGTTTAAATATTATGTTTAGTGATTGGGCAAATAGAGGTTACAATCAATGGACTGTTGAATTAAAAGATTTATCGGTATCACAAGGTTCTACTGAATATACTTTAGATTATGATTTAGTAGATATTATAAATGCAAATGTTGTAGATAGTGATGGCACGGAATATTCTATGACTAGATTAGGTCTAAATGATTATGCAGCCATTTCTAATAAAACTTTACAGTCAAGACCAACTCAATTTTATTTACAAAGATTAAATACTCCAATAATAAAAATTTATCCAGCACCAGATCAAGCTTATACTTTAAGATATTATAGAATGAGAAAAATTATGGATATAACAGCTTCAACAGTTTCTGGTGTAGAACAAAATACTGATGTTCCTTTTAGAGCTTTTGAATGTATGTGTGCGGGACTTGCTTATTATCTTTCGAAAAAAAGAGTTAATATACAACAACCTCAAAGAGCTGAATTAAAATTAGATTATGAACAAGCATATGAAAGATTAATTGCAGGTGATGATACACCTTCAACTAGAATTTTACCAGCTACAACTAATAGGTTTTATAGTTAATGTCTAATAAACTAGCAGATAGAGGAAGACGACCTCATAGGTCACCACATAATAAATTTGCTGGTGGTAGATTTTCGAAAGCTATATCTGATCGAAGTGGATTAGCTTTTCCTTATGGAGAAATGGTTTTTGAGTGGAATGGTAGTTTTGTACATAATTCAGAATTTGAACAAAAACAACCACAATTAGATTTAATGTATTTTACTGATGCGGAAGCTCTAGAAAATGCAAGACCTCAAGCTAATGTATCTGTTACAGGAGGTGTGCCAGATCAAATAGAAACTATATTTCCACCA